AAATCATTATTGCGAGGTGATGCCCAGCCCTGGCTTTGCATTTCATTGGATGCAACTGGCGCAAACCGTATCTTTGCCAACTGTGCATGCAGCTCGTCGGCGGTGATCTTCCAAGGCGTTGTAAGGCGAAAAACTTGTAAATTCTTGAACCACATATCGATTCCTTATGGAATAAGTCTTTGTTGACCGGCTTTTTCAAGTTCTTCCGGTGTGGGCGGTGGTGCTTCTGGTGTTGGCTTGTGCTCTGGAAGATAAAGCTTCTGGCATGCCTTGCAAAACGGGCTGAAAATTTCGCATTCTTTGCCGCATGCGCAGCAGACGACTTTCGGGCCGTTCATGCTGCTTCCTTCAGTCGTAATTGGGTTTCGTTGTAAGTGACCAAATTTTCAAACTCGGCGAGCTCTGTGATCATCTGATCGATGTACTCGTCGTCACGCTGGAAAGTGCGCATCCAAAGCTGCTTGTCGATTATTTGCAGTGCGGGGCAATACAAGCAAAAATCCCACCATTTGCGCGCTGTGAGCCACAAGCAGCCCTGAACTTGGTCCATGAATTCGCTGGCATCGTTCTCGATGTAGATACGTTGCAGGCGCTCAGGAGAAATCAGGCATTTGTATTCGCTGCCGCCATCCCTTCCGATCAGGCCATCAGCACTGGCGCCGAACAAGTGATCCTCGGAAAGCACGAAGCCTGCGCGTTGGACCATGTGGCCACTTGCAATTTCGTGTTCTCGTCGCGCTGCTGGCTCCAGTTCGTGTCCGCGCCGCATGGAATATGTTTCGAAACTTTCATCAAGCGGCTCGCCGCTGATCCGCTCAATAGCTAGACGAAATGCGTAAGCCTTCGCGGCTTCGGAAAAGTCGCCGACTGGCAGTCCTTCGATGGCGCGTTGAATTGATTCAGCTTTTGGGGGGGCGCGGTATCCAGCAATATCGCGGGCAACGCCCTCGCTCTTACCTGACCGGATTGCGTTGACGTAGGCTTGCTGTTTTTCATCCAGTCCACCTATTCGCGACCGAGCCACCACAAACATACTGGCGGTGATTACACCAGCGCGAGCTTGATGCCATTCGGCGCTTCCCTGATCGCAGTTAAGCACAATCATTTTCCGGCTCCAGCTGCTTCGGCCTTTGCTTTCAGGCTTGGGTACTCGCCTGCCAAGGCATCTCGCGTGGCTGGGGACATTCGGCCCCAAGCTTCGTTGAAGACATCGATGCCTTCGTCAGCCAATGCACTGAAGTCAGCGAGAATCGCCTGCTGATGCTCGGTCAGCGGCATTGCCGCGTTGGCAACTGGCTCGGCGTCGATTGTGCGGCCCTGATCGGCTGCGGTGGCATCAGCCTTCCACCCGTCGTGATAGGAGGCTAGCGCTTTACGGTTCGGCGCACCAGTTTCGCTCCAGAATTTCTGGTAGGCGGCAACACCCTTGGATGCTGCCAACTTAGCCTGCTGGACCAGTTCGTGTGCAGCTTCAGGCATTTGGGAGGGGCTAGAAACCTGCTCGCTACCTGGAGTTATGTCGCGTATTTCCCGGTTGACTTCTTCCAATTCGTCAGGCGTATAGACGCCCAGGATCACGTCCGGCGCATGCAGACGGGTCCAACGTTTAACTGCTAGGTATGCCAACTGCTGTTTTGGATCGGATGCCCATAGAGGCGAGTTGCGTACGCTAGCCTGCACCAGAAGTAGGTCGAGTATTCGTGGGGTTGATTCACCTTTCAGCGTGCAGGACACGCGTACGCCCAAGCCATTCTCAGCATCCATGCCGTAGTCCGGCACGCGGAACTGATATTCCTTCTTGTCGCCTTTCGCTGGCACTGTGATTACCTTAGTCTTGCCGATAATCTTTTCCCATGGGCCGTACCATTCATAAGCAAACCGGTCTTGCGCTACGCCGCTCGACTGAATGACGGCGTTGACCAACTGCGCTTCGTAGCCGAGAGTGCCGTTCACCACGTGCGTTTTCTGGGCAACAGCAAACGGGTTCATTTTCCAGCCGATCGCTTGCATCACGATCGCCATGCAGTCACCCTTATTGCCGCGCAAGTGTTCAGGGATGGTCGAGCGGCCCGTTGCCATCATTTCCGCAACACGGTACATACTATCCATGCTGGCGCTGTCGAGGATCAGCGCCGCATTATTGGTGGACAGCAGGTTTAAATTCTGATTGCCGACCGGATTATCGATTACTTCGTTCATCACAACTCCGTTTTTAAGTTTGTGTTAGTGCTTCTAAATGGTGTTTCGCGCCTTGTTCCAGCAAGTTCGCCAGCTATAGCCAAAGCGACGGTAAAACAGGATGTTTTTTATTAAGACCATTTCGGGCCACCCCATTTGATCGCGAGGAAAATCGCATGCTTGACGCTGAATCCGGAATTTCTCCAGTGGCGAAAAGCGCGAAGGGGGCGAGTGCGGGTCATGTTAAGCACCTTCTTTCGCCAACCATAAAGCACGGTCACGCATAATTTCCTTTACTATCTGCTCGCGTGATTTTGTCCTGCCTTGGCAATCAACATTGAATTGGCTGAGGGTTTGGTAGAATTTCTTACGTGCCTTCTTGCGTTTGCCAGACGCATCCTTCCAAGTTTTTTCGCCAATCACTGTTACTTCCTCAAAATATATGCGGGTCATGTTGGTTCCCCTGTAGCTTTTTTCAGGACTGCGTCACGCTCGTTCGCCCTGATCATGCCCTCGCCGTGTACGCCCAATGCATCAATCTTTTCGGCGCAGTTGCGCTTTTGCTCGGTCGTAAGTTCGTTCAGCAGCACAGAGATGATCTGGCCAGCCATGTCCAACTCGGCCAGAAGTTCAGGAGCGGCAGCCATCAATTTTGCGTTGGCATGAGTTTCACTGCCAAATCGCACCCCAAAGCCATCAAAGCATTCGGCCAGCATTGCGCCGCGAAGTCTTCCTGAGCCCTCTGGCTGAACCATGGGAGAGCGAACCAATCTATCTATCGCTTCCCACGGTCCCGGCGTGTGCGCCACTACTTGAAACTGATCTGCTGTATTCATTGCAGTTCTCCTGGTATTTGATGAAAGTCGCGCAAATGATCTTTCATCCCGTTTGGCTTCAGGTGCCTATCACATAAAGTGCACTTGATCTTTTTTACCGTTGGCACTTTTAATTTCTGAAAGTCACTTTTTCCCTTTGGATGGCATGCTTTGCAAAAGCGCGGGATGCCGTCACTGTTTTCATCAATCCACCCTCCGCAGTCTTGGCATAAATCACCAGTCAGCACATCATCTGCAAAATCGCCCATCCCTATCCCCTGTTAAATTGATGTTGGTGGCTGGTGCGAGTCTCATCTCCGACGGTACTGCATCGCGTGCCCGCTAACGCTTACTACTCACCAACACAGAAGGGCCCAAGATTCGAACTTGGTTCCGGCCTCTCCGCGAGGACGGGCTTCATACAGGCTCATGACTTCCTGAATCGTCCTATCCACTAAAGCCGTTTCTGATTTCACGTTCTAGACCGCTTCCTCAGTCGCACTCAGTAGAAACAATGCCCATAAAGCTTGCCCTTCTGTGTTGGCGCTGGGTTACTCTCGTCCCAGCAGTCGCGATTACCGTCTGCGGCGACGGACTTATCGACAGGTGCCGAAGGTTAATCATGCTTCCTTCAGATTTCTATCTGGGCTACCGCAAAACCCGATCATGATTAACAGGCTAAGCAGATTCCTGCGATGCTTTGCAGAGCGCCCTCTCGGGGTGCGTCCTTTTGGTATTCACCACACAGAACCAGCCGCCCGGTCTTTCTCCGGTATCCGACCATCGGAGGCGCGCCATGATCTTCGTTCTGCCGCTGGTTCTGTGTGGTGCCTTCATTTAAAAACTGCGCTGGCAGAAGGTTGCCATTCCGATTCGCTCATTTCATTGTGGAATGCACAAATTCACCAAAAATAGTATTTGCTGCATTTTTATAAGCTTCATACGCCTCTTCTTTGCTTGGGAACGTGCCCAAATATTTTGATTTTCTGTTTATTTTTATTGCTGCTTGCCATTTACCACTTGAACTTTGCTTTATCCCTCGCAAGCCACACTTGTTTTTGAACATATGGCGATTTACATTATTTAAAGTTGGACTGGCAATTCTTAAATTTTCGATTCTGTTATCAGATTTATTGCCATTAATATGATCAATCACATTTGATGGAATTTCGCCATGAAAAACCATCCAAACAATCCGATGAACAAAGTGGTTTTTAAAGTCGATTCCAACTTTCAAATAACCATTGCTTGATTTGCTGCCAACAATCTTCCCAATAGAAATTCTTTGCCTCTTGACTGCCCAACGAAGAAGACCAGTTTCTTTTTCATAAATAAAAAGCTCTCTAACTCTTTCAACTGTAAGCATTTATTCCTCTTCGTATTCAACCCATAAACTCACTCAAAATCAGCCTGTTACATCCCCGTGAAATTGCCGTAACGCGGGCAAGCTGATTGTGAGTGAGTACTCAGGCAGGATTCGAACCTGCATCTCGCAGCACCAACACTGCAAGGCTTACCAATTAGAAGACTGAGTATCAGATACACTTTTTTCCCACCATGGGTGCTCAGTTATCATCGAGCAGGTTCAGCCTACAGTAATTTAAAAATCATCCATATGCGCTTTAAACGCCAGCGCAAATTTTACCAAATCATCGTTAAACAACAGCGCTGCTAGCTTGTTACATTCAGCAGGGCCAAGTTCAGAAAACATATCTACCATGTCCTGAGCATCAACTGTCATTTCTGATTTTACGCTCGGTAATTTAATACTGCCTTCAGCATCGCATTGTTGCGCAAAGAATGTAGATGACAGTCCGAAGTGTGTTTGCTCGTTCATGATATTTCCCGTTTGTTGTTTGCTGCGATGTAGTAACTATAGATGTTCCGATATTCAATGTCAACAGGAATTCCGATATTTATCAAAATATTTTTTATTTAATCTTTTTGAACAATAAAACCTCTTTTTCCGATGCAATATATATGCATGAATATTATTGCTACAAAAATAGTCGCAATTCCTGTTGACTTTAAATATCGGAGTTTCTATACTTGAGGTATGAACATACAAAACAACCTTTCTAGCCTGCTCGAAGTCGGTCTTACGCAAGTAGAAATTGGGCGTGCGATCAATCGTAGTCAGGCTACCATATCAGAAATGCTTTCCGGAAAATCTGGATGCGTTCGGCCATCTGCTGATGTTGTCGAAGGTATCAAGAAATTAATGCGGAAGCACCGGGCAAAACTTAAAAAAAATGGCGTGAAGCCTTAATTTAAATATGAAAACACCTACTTTTTCTGAGCGCCTGCGCCTCGAATTGGTCTGGACCCGCATCCTGGTGATTCGTCGTTTGCGCGCTATTCGTGACTACTTGCGGGGGCGACCATGACTACGATTTCCCAACTTGAGCAGATCAAGGAAGAATGCGCAAAGATTGCAGATAAATTTGCTTTCATGGGCGTTATGCGCAGCATGGAATGCACTTACAAATCCGAGGCAGGAAAATCTATTGCCGCCGATATCCGTGCACTACCCCTGCCAGTAATGCCATCTAAAAATAGTCG